CGCAAAGCCTGACCGCCAGTTGGTTGGCGAGTCTTCTAGATAGTTCATGAACTGGGGTCCATCAGGCTCTGCCAATGTTCCTGTGTCAACGCCAAATCGGTTGCCGTTGTAGTCGGCAAATGGCGTCACCTTGAGGCTGTGCAGATGGCCTGTAACCATTGTCTTTCCACTCATGGAGGTGTTGTTATGGGTGGCGTGGATTCCACCTTTCCAGCGATGCTTTACCACCACATCATTTGTCGGCCAGCAGCTCCAGCATGGCTCCCATGCTGAGAAATGATCCTTTAAGGAAAACCCTTTAACTTGCTCATACTGTGGAGCATTGGCTGCCAGACGATTCTCAAACCTAGCGTCATGGTTACCAAGTGTCCACACTAGCTTTACATTGTGTCGTGCTTTCTTGGCGGCCTCTTCTATCTCGCCCATCGCAATCTCGCAGGCTTTCAGCTCTTGGATTACTGATGGCGTTGAATCCCATCCAATGCGAGGATAGCGAGAAATACTAGCGCCATCAAATATGTCTCCATTGGCAATGACAGCCTTTGGCTGAAACTCTTTAATCGCCCAAAGAAGTCCCTTGTACGCTGTGGTGTGGATGCCAGGCCAAAAGTGAGCATCGCTAAAAACAATAACAACGCCATTCTCAATCCCCAATTCTTTTCTTGCTGAATTGTTTGTAATTGTCTGAACTTTATTGTTCTTGGATTTAAGTTGCTGCCCATACCGAGCTTCTATATTGTTTTTGCGCCGCAGAATATTGCGTAAGTCCATACCGACAGCCTTTGCCATCGCGCTGCCTGACTCGTGCGTTTTCCAAAGCTCAATGAATTCTTGATCGCTATAAACTCTTTTGCCCATGATGTTCTTTCAGTAAAAGTTTTTCAAGCAAATTGATCACCCTGTGTTCGGCCATTTCTCGCTGTTCTTCTGTTGAATTCCTGTCTGCCGTTGTCTCAACAAGGTCGTGTAAAAGGATATGCAAACACTCATGCAGCGCCGTCATCTCAAGGCTGGCGCTGTTTATCTCTTCACCTCCAAATGACCCCAGCCTGTAGCTTGCAAGCCTTGCTGGTGCATCAAACTCAACTGACGCCATTGCGTCCTTGGCGATCTTATTAACTCTCTCTATACGCCAATCGCCTAAAGATAATATTTCCTGCCACTTCATAAGGTAGCCATGAAACTCTTTCGCCTGACTAATATCTGGCACATTCTTCATGTAGTGGATTAACACATAAAAAGATGACAAAAAGAAGAATATTGACGCTTGACTACATAGTCATTTACAATATTTGAATGAAATCTGTTCGCTTACCCCGCATTGTCGCGCTTTTACAGCGTGTTGGATGCACTGCGCCAGAGGTTGCCGCCAAGGTGTTTTGCACCGAAAGATCGGCTCAAATCATCATCAACAAGCTGCGCGTGCAGGGTGATGTCCACATACAAGAATGGCGTAGATCAGGTAATGTGCTGGTGGCCGTGTACCGCTATGGGATAGGCACTGATGCTGAAAAGCCAAAGCCTATGACATCACAGGAAAGGCTCAAACGCTGGCGAGCCAAGGAGTCCTTAGACGATCATGCTTTTCGCATGGCAAAGGAAAGAGCAAAGAAGTGGAAGATTAAGCGTGACCCGCTGGTGGCTGCGCTGTTTGGAGATGCAAATTGAAACTATCCCCATTTGTCAATGTTGAAGTGAAGATGCCAAAAGATATGCTTAAAGCATTAACCATGCATGAGTTTTATTGCATTGGCTCTGAGATAAAAGAGGTGACGCAACAATCTGTGCAAGAATTTTTGACAGATCGATACAGCAAAGAAATGTCAGATAAATTTAAGACAGAATATCTTTTTAATATCCAAGCCTCTTGAGCAGATCTCCTGTCAAAACTCCGCCATAGGGTTTCATCTCAAGGGTCCTTCTGTCTTCTCTTGTTGGGTTTGTTGGATCAAGCAAACCTCTGTTTTTACTGTGCTGCTCTAATAATTGGAATATATTTAGGTCTTTATCTACAACACCAAGACCTCTACCAGGTATTGCGCTTGGATACGCTCTATGGCCTGACACTGGAATTATTGGTTGATTGGCATAAATCTCACCTATATTCATAATTCCAGCATCTTTACCAGTCAATTGATTTTTATCTGCCATTGCAAGTCTCGCTTCACCAATACTTAGACCGCCCTCATTCCTAAAGTATTTATCCATTTGTTTTTTCATTGACTTGCGTTTTTTATCTGGCAGCGATCTGAATTGATCAATACTTGATGGGTCATCTAATCCTTTCCAATCAGCTATATATTTGTTTTTCACAAGCCTATCTAATTGCTTCTTTCCATCTTTACCCATTGCTGCTTGAGCATAAGACAGCATTGTTTCTCCAGTCATATTCGCTAAGTCACCACCAGATGGAGTCATTCTTTGAGGTATATAAAGAGGATTTTTACCAGTTGTTCTTCTAAACTCTGAAGCCAAGTCAAGAATATCTGCCGCTGGCGCTTTACCCGATGCCCACACAAATGGGTTTTCAAACATAAAGTTTTGACCGCCTTGACGCTCAACTGGATAGTTCAAGACAACATCGTTTATATCTGTAAGCAGGCCAGTGCCAGTTCTATCAGACATACTTGTAATGAATGGGTATCCCTCGTACTGTGCAAGTGATACTTGTGGCGCTTCATAATCATTTACTGGAATAACAGTAGTTCTTAAATTCTTTAATCTTTCTTGCTCAAGAATCCTATCGTCAAATCGCGGATCAAATACATTGTTGCCAGTCAAAGATTGCGTAGAATTTTTAAATTTTGTAACTTCTTCTGGCGTAACCATAAACTTTGGTTGCGGCGTAATCGCACCAAGCAATCCACCACGCTCACCCATCATCGCTGCATTGATCTCTGATCCCGCCATGCGTGCAACTGATTTCCCAACCTTGCCAGCCATTGGAGCGAGTGGCGCAACAGTCATCATCGCTTCAGCAGTCTCAGGCTTGAGCAGTGGCACATTGGCAGCACCAATGTTGGTGAGTGGCTCACCATACGCCATGCGTTGAGTAGTCTTAGGGATGCCAGTAGATTCAAGCAGACCCGCCAAACCCTGCATCTGTTGAGTCCTGTTCGAATCTTTCATCCAATCTAAGCCACCATACATGGCGTCAGACAGTAAGCCTAGAAACTCATTGCGAGGTGTGGCGCGTATGTTGTCTGCCATGGTTTATTGTCCCGCTAAGTTAGAACCGATTATTCCAGTTTGTCCACCGATATAACCACCAGCTCCAGCAGCGCGTGAGCGTGCCTCGTTCATTCGGCGAATTGACTCAGACAGATCGACAAGTTTTTGCTGTTCGCGTGAGAGCAGGATGCGCCCCATTTGGTTGCGTACTGCTTCTGGTGTCTTGACCTGACCAAACAGGTTAGAGGCTGATGTGACCATGCCAGGCACATTGCCTGTGGCAACCGCCTGTCCCGCCTGCATCACTGGTGCGACATCAAGATCGGCCATGCCAGCAGCTCTTGCCGCTGTCTGCGATCCACGCCCAGCAGACTCCAATCCTTTGAGGCGAGCTTCTTTGGCAACGGCTGCTGCAAACTGTCGGTAGTCGTTGCCGAATACAGCCTTGAGTCGCTCTTGCGTTGCTGGCTCTTTCCACATCTTCAGCAGTGAAGTCTGACCAGCCTCTGTGCCTGTCTTTTGGCGCAAAGCCTGCAAAGCGCCAATGCGGAATGCGTCCATCTCTGATGCTGTCAATCCACGCAATTCCTGCTTGAAGTTGACAATGTCACCAGTCATTGCCTTGCGGCCAAGCTCGGCAGCATCCATCATCTGTGATGGTCCTGCCCACTTCTCCATGGCCTGTGCGTAGGCAGACTTGCCGCCAACCTTTGGCGATCTGTCGCTCAGCGCCTTGATCAGCTGTATGCGTATGTCATCGTCAGCAGTAGCTTGTTGTCCTTTCCCTGCTCGTTTTAGGCTTTGCGCCGAGTCATACAAAGACTGCTTCAAAGTGTCCAGCACATTCATTGGCACTGGCTGACCAGGCTGTAATTTTGACAAGTCAATAACTTGGCCAGTCTTTTTTAGATATAACGATTCAGCTTCTCTATGCAAAGACTCTGAACGCTTTAGCAACTTCATCAAGCCATCATCAACTTGCACCACTGCTTGGTCAATGACATTGTAGAAAGGGCGTGACTCGATGCGGCGCAATTCGCTGAAGTTGTCAATGCTCTGCTGGAACTGCGAGCCTTGAGTGCCTAAAGCCTCGTCAGCAGCGGAAACAAGACGGCCAGCGCGTCCAGCTTGGCGCTCTCTGATGGCACGCTCCAAGGCTTGCTTTGTCTCGCCTGGCAGCGTTGCAATGGTGTCCAACAGTTGGCGCATATTCGCACCACCAACATCAGCGATGCGAGCCTCTGTACCCAGCTTGCCCATGCGAGCTTGCGACATTCCCAATGCACTTTCAAGCAGATCGGGTGGTGTGTCGCGCAGTAAAGCCTCGGCCACCTTTTGCTGTGCATAAGTTTCAGCTCTTGCTGGTGACACTCTCGCAGCGATCTGACGGCCACCAGCTCCAAGCACCGCCATAACTGGCTGAGATATTGGACCTACCACACCGCCAACTACACCGCCTCTTGCAACATCTTTGCTGATGTCTGCAATAGTTTCGCCCTCGGATGTACCAAGGCCGCCAACCATGCCATAACCCAAGCCAGTGGCGCCAGCCTGCGCCATGCGCTGACCCATACCCATGACTTGGCCTGCTGCTGGAGTTTGCGTCAGGTAGCGTTGAAACTGTGCAAGCCTTGGAGATACAGCCTCCATAACAGGCGTAACCACGCCACGATTGATAGCTTGTCCAACCCTTGCTGGTGCGCTAATCGCCATAGTTGGCAATGTGGCGGCTGCTTGCAATCCCATAGAGGTATATGGATTCTCTTTGGCGTAAGACCCGACAGCGCCGCGAATGATGTCGCGTTGCTCTTGGTATGCCTGAGACAGTGGTACGCCCTCAGTGATGGCTCTTATTGGCGCAGCAACAGCGCCAGCAATCTCGTCATAGAAACCCATAGTAGGGCCTTGCATGGCCGACAAGAATCCTTTTTCCAGCTCTGACTTCTTCGCACCAGCTTCATAGGCAGGCGATTTACGCTCAGACAAAAACTTCAACACCTCAGATGGTGTGTAATTGTTCTCAATGGCGGTCTTAATCTGAGGTGCTAAATCAGGCAAATCACCCATACCACTTGAGAGAAACTGAATAATTTCATCATCTTGGTAGCCCTCTTTTCGGGCTGTCTCAATCTGCTTCTTTAACTCACTCATGATTTTGCCTTATGGTGTGCGTTTGAAGATATCGGTCATTGGCATACGCTTGGCTGCTCCGCCAGGTGCGCGGATAACTGATGGAATATTTGCAGGCGCACCAAGTGCAGTGTCGAGATTCTTGAATCCATATGCGCCGCCAAAATCTTTGTACTCATTACGCTTTTGGTTGTAAGCCTGACCAGCCGCCGCATACAGCTCATTGGACAATTGCTTGAAGTCTTCGCGCTGTGTAGGTGTCAACTTCTCACCTGACGCCCAATTATTAAAATAGTATTGCAGCCTGTCCATACGGCCTGATGCCGCCATTGCAATACCCAATTCAGTCTCGCGCACGACAGAGCCAGGATCAAGCAGTTTCATCATTTTTGTTGCGCCAGCTACATCGCCAATTGGTGTGCCTTGGCTCAAGGCTGTCATGACCTGCCCATATGAAGACTTCATATCGCTAAAGTCTTTGTATATAGGCTCACCCTTAAATGCGCCAGATAATTGCATTTCGTTTTTAAAGCCTTTTTCACCCGCAGTAAAGTCAGGCACATTGACAATGTTCTTTGGTGCAATTTGACTACGATACTGACCAAGAGCAGCAATACCTTTAGGACCACTTCCAGCTAATGGCACTCCACCAAGATATTCAACAGCGCGAATGTCAGGTGACTGTGCCTCGTATGGCGCCACACCCTCTGCAATTCTGCTTTGACCTTTTTTGTTGTACTGCACCATTACAGTTTTGCCGCCCCTAACTTCTGCTACTGGTGCGCCAAACTCTTCAGCGCCTAAATCGGCAGGGATAATTGAGGCAGGGATTGGACCTTGCTTTGTTGGATAGTAGTAGTTTCCATCCTCTGCCTTGAATGCTTGACCAGTAACTTCGGGAGCTTGCGCTAATTCCAATAGTTTTGCGCGTCCCTCTTTGGGAGTCATGCGAGACAACAAATTCATTTGCACTGGACTCAAAACAGGCATACCACCTGATGGCGCTGCACCAACAGGCATCTGCTGACCAATCATTGCGGCACGATCTACTGTTGGTCCAGCTTGACCACCTCCAACAGACAAGGCTTGAATTGGCGTAATTGCAGCACCAGCAACTGGCACTTGAGTAAACATATCTCGGTATGCCTGCTCATCAGCCACTTGGCGCTTGTACTCATCCAACTTCTGCTTGGTCATCAACTGAGCAATTGCACTTTGCTGCGCCTGCTGATAGCCTGCGGCACCAGCCTCTAAGCCTTGTCCAAGTGCTTGGCCTAGACTTGTCTTTGTGGTGCTTCTACCGCTTGATTTAAGTAGTGCAGCCGCGGCTGAGAGCATTGCTTGGCGTTGCATCGCTTGACGCTGTGCTTCGGTCAAATACTCATTGATGCCGCCATCCATACCGCCAAAGAGTAAGCCGCCAAAGTCCATTGGCGAGCGCGTTGATGGCTGAATATTAGAGCCGTATTCAGCACCGCCAATAGAGTTATACAAGTCTGTAAATGATGCCATTTTTTACCTCAACCAAGTAGACCTTGAACGCCATACATCTTCATCAATTGTTCATAGCTTAGATTACTTCCAGCAGGAATTTGCATTGTTGGCATTTGTTGAACCTGTGGCTGTCCCTGCTGAAGTAATGACATCGCCAACATTGGATTCATCTGCGGTGTTGGTGCGCCTGAGACATTACCGAATGACGCGGGTGGCTTAATGCCAAGTCCATCACCATAGGACTCTGTAGGCATACGCATACCTTGTCCATCACCATAAGTGGCTGATGGCATACGCAAGCCTGGCTGCCCCATTTGATTAGGCTGCATTAAATAGTTCATGTAGTTCATCCTAATAACCCACTTCCAAGAACAGCGCCACCAATAGCGCCTGGCACGCCAAACATTGTGTATCCAGCCAAAGCGCCTCCCACAGCACCAACTCCTCTGTTTTGATATGTTGGCTGGCTTGTTGTACCGCCAAGGTTGCCAGGCTGTAAGCCCACAGCAGATCCAGTAATGGCTAATCTCTCTTTGCCTAAATTGCGTGCCGCATCTAACCTAGCTTGTGCCAACTGCTGGCGAGCAGATCCAAGTCCTAAAACTGAACTGGCTCCCTGCAAACCTAAATTGCGAGCATTCATCGCCAAGCCTGCTGCCTGACCATATCCAGCCTGACGCATCTGAGCTGCTGTCTTTGCAGCCTGCTCCAAAGCAGCCTGATCTGTCAGTGACTGCTGTACGCCGTAGCGCGAGCCACCAAACGCTTTAGCCGCAATTGCCTGATTTGCTGTTTGATTGGCAGCCATTAGGCGTGACTTCTCAATATCGCCCAATGCGCCTTGGATGACTTCTTGCTCGTATGGATTCATAAACTCTTGAATCGATGAGGCGTCAAATGGCTTTAGGCCAAGGTTGGCGATTTGCTCTTCAGCTTGCCGATACAAAGGATCAAAGTCAGCAAATTGCTGTACGCCAAGATCCCCAGCAACATCCTTTGCTTTATTTAACTGATAAAGATATGCTTTCCTAGCCTCAGGGTCTATCATCTGAGTCTGTGTTTGATTATCGTTGCCGCCTTTACTCATCTTTCACCCCTTTAACTTGCCAAAGTTATTTGACATTTATAAATCCTTGCCAAGTACAAACCATTTTGGTGTGTAACCCCTGTCCTTTAAGAATGTCCTCTCCCAACCCTTACGGCCAGCCAAAGACACTCGCGTGCAACCCATGCTTTTACCCCATGATTCCACCAAAGGTTGCATCACTCGGAGTTCATCTAGGTCGCCGCCAGCAAGAAAGAAGTGCAAATTCTTGAGTCGCGGGTAGACAATGATCTCAGTCACTATCACAGAGTCTTTGGCAGGCCATAGTTGAAATCTGCCTGTTTTTAGCCCCTCTGCAATATCCTCAATTCCATGAGTTCCTCCAGAGTATTCTAGTGCCGCCTCCACATGATGGCGCAGCCTCTCCAAATCCTCTTCGTCTGTCAACGCTTACCCATCGCAACAGCATCAAATCGATTTACGCCAACGCGCCAATCCTGTAAAACAGCGCCTGTGTACTTGACTTTTACCTGACGGCCAGAGAAGCGCACATCGGTTGGCTGTGCCGCTGGATATGGACCATGAGTCGATTCTGTTGATGTCGGGTACATCCTAGACTTGAAGCTAATCTGCACCTCGCCCAAAGTCTGCTCATCAGGTATGACTTGACGCACCGACATGATGTTCTCGCCAACGCCAATCTCATATGGTCCAGACTCGGCATAGACAGAGCCTGAGTCATAGTCAAAGCCAACCTCATGCTCATAAATGTAGCCTGATGCATCCACCATGATGGGATTCTTAAATACACCCCTATCAGTGCCAGCAGTCCTACCCATCATGCCAATATTCCAATGGCCTTCGCGGTAGTTGTAGATGACATAGGAGTCAACTTCATTGCTGGAGCTGGATGGGTAGAACCACCAAATCTCACCATACTTGCTGTTATGTACGGCGTAAACCTTACTTGCTTGGTTGTAGTTTATGTTCTGAAATACATAGTCAGAGACATCGCAAGGCAAAGGCTTGACATATCCATCAAATATCCAAAATCCTGATGTAGACATCCATATGGCGGCAGTGTCAATGGCGCCAACCGCCTGCGATGAAATTACACCGCAACCTGATCCAGCCTTTTCAAACGAATAGACATATGGCAAACCGACATAGGTTGCGGTATGCACATCAACATCGGTAAACAGCAAATTGATGCCTCTGACGCGCTTGCCACATTTGAGAGCGCCAACAGTGTTGATCTCAAAGTCACCCGCCTGATTGGTAGCAGCAGCCGTCCAAACAGTATTGTTCTCTTGATCGCACCATTTAACCAATCGAGGATTGCTGGACGCACCCAATGCAAAGATAAACCTCTCAGCAGTAGACAACAGTGCGGCGCAACCTGTTGGCGCGTTGGTGATGGCAGTTGGTAAGGTTGGCGTTGTAAAGTCCAATTGCCACTCGTAGAGCTTGCCATCAGTGTCAGAGCAAGCAACTAAATACTCGCCCCAAGTATCCAAGCTCCAAGTTGTTGCTGGCGCAACAGAGCCGACATCAGGACGGGAAACGCCGTAGGCAAATGATCCATAGGTGTTGTATCCATAGCCTGTACCGCTGACGGCGCTGGCGCGTCCTGGCGTGAATGAGGCTGGCGTAATGTCCTTTAGGACAGAGTTCTCATCCATTGCAAATAGCTTTGAATGCGTGCCAAATGCAATGTATCTACCGCCAGAATTGATTCGCCAAGTCAATAATCCTCTGCATAAACCTGTCAATGCCGTTGCTGACTTCTTGCGCCAGCCGCCAATCGGTCTGAGAGTGTTCTCAAACCAGCGTACCAAGTTGGCGTCATACCATCGCCCAGCAGACTGGTATTCAGTGCCGTTGCGGTACACGCCAGGTGGGATCTTGAGAGGTATGAGTGCCATAGCTGAATTATGCTGTTTCTACTGACAAATTGGACACGAATGAAAGTGTGGCAATAACCGATGGCACTGCTGGTCTAGTCGGTGAGCTGCTGGCTGCAAAATGCTCAATGCTAACGCCAGTACTTGCTGTTCTCCACATGATCTCTACATAATCATTGGCTGCCAAACTAACAAAGAAGTTCAGCGCGGCAATTAAATGAGATGGATCACCCGCCGACTTTCTTGCTGGAGGATGAAATCTGCTATTTGAATTGGCGATGTTTGTGCCGTTTTTGCGAAACCAAACATCTACATCTTGGCCGTCATTGGTGGTGTTCTTGAATTGGATACTGAATTGCAAGTTATACAAACCAGCCTGAGACACATTGAGTCTTGACGAATTCGACAATGTCACGCCATTGCTGAAGTCGGTGGTGTCAAAGGTGATGGCGTAGGCTGTGGTGGTGTTGGCCGCTGTCTGATCTGTGCCGTCTTGAAACGCACCATACGGCGCATTGATCCACTTTCCACCACGCGGTCCTGATAGCGCCGCAAAGAGCGCCGTCAGCTTTTGAAAGTACACATTTAAGCTGCCAAAGGAGGTCGCCATAAATCCTTGGTCATAGGTAGGCGTAGGCGAGCCAAGATTTGGCTGCGCTGGTGTGCTTATCTGCTGATCAAGGTTTAGCGCCATTAGACATTTCTCTCAAAGTGTGGGCAGTCCACCAAGTTGGAGAAGTTACCGCCCCAGCGATTCTTTGGATGCAGGCTTTCCCAAAACGCACCAAGTGGTGCAATGGTTGACTTATCCCAAATGATCTTGCCGTCTTTGAAGAAGTTCAGATCAATGGCGCAACGCTTCAAGTGGATGCTGTTCATTGTCTTGCTACGGCCAGTCTTGAAGTAGATGGCCTGCTGTTCGGGTGTACGCGCCAATTCGCCGCCTGTCACCATAAAGCCCTGATCTGTGGCGTATTGGATCAGCTTGCACATATCCAGCAGGAATGCAGCCTGTTCGGTGTTTAAGCTCATTTCTTCCTCATTTCTGCCAACTTCTCAACTGTACGGCCACCAAAGTATGCGCCCATAATCAGCATCCCCCAGTTGCCCAGCAGGGTGACATAGGACTCGTTTGCGTTGTACCCATAGGCAGACATCATGGCAAACAAGAAATAGCCTAAAAAGATCGCTATAAGAGACATAGGCCGAATGTTTTTGGATAGCCAAGAGTCGCTAGACATATCAGCCTTCCAGCGATCTGTGATGTTGTCAGCGTCAGACTGGGCAGCCTTTGCCAGCAAATCAAGCTCGGCCAGCTCTAGCTTTGCCTTTTCAATGCCAAGCGCCAATAAATTTTCTTCATGGTCAAACTGAAGCTGTCTAAGTTTGCTAACATCTTCAGGGGTAGGTGCGTCTGGAATCTTGACCCCAAGCGTGTTCTCCACCACCTCTTTACCCTTGGCCTGTATTGCGCTGGAGAGTAAACCCAAGCCGTTTTGAGCTAATGTGCCAAGCAGTGACGCAACGATTGGTATCATTCCTTTTTCTCCATCTTATTTATGAGTCGTTTTACTTGCTCTTGTTGCTGCTTTGTTTCTCTCTTCGTTTCAAGGATATCAAGGTACATAGATGCAATTACAGGCAACAAAAGTCCAAAAACAGCCACCATCGAAATAAATGCAATTATGAACCCCATCTCGCTACTTTCATTTGGTGGATTGCTAGGAATAGGAGCTGGAGGTATATAAAAACGATCATCACTGCCGCTATTATTAGCGCCCTGTCTTGCAACTGGTTTAGCATTTTTCGCCGTTGCCATGCAGCCACCCTATCCTTTGCTTCCTGTTCTAGCCTTTCCTTTTCTTGCTCCTCATTGAGTCTTGCGTACTCTTCTTCAAACCTTGACCAAACAGCGCCAAGTGCTGGGTCAACTTGATAGATCAAGAATTCTCTTAGCTCAACTGACTGTCTTTCCAATTCGATTTGGTTGAAAACATTGTCAAGAGCCTGCGCCTTGAGAGATTTGGCCTTTAGAGGATTCTTCTTTACCTCCTCTGCCTGCCTCTTTACATCTTCATGCGCCTCAAAAAACTGGCCTATGAACCCCGAAATCTCTTTTGTGATCTTTGCTAAATCACCGCCTGCTTGCTTTATGTCCTTATAAAGCGCAACGCCTGACTTAATTGATCCAATGGCAGCAAGTGCCAGGGTGAAAGGGTCCACATCACTTGTCTTGCTTGCTGTCTAGCTTGTCAAATATCTGCTTCAGAATGGATTTGATGTCTGCAATATCAGATCGGTAGTCATCTTTTTGCACATAGCTGTGAGGCAGATCATTTACCTTGTCTTCCAATTTTTGAATTGTGCGCGTCAAAGAATTGATGACATAGACCGCCAAGAATCCAGCAATGCTGAATATGGCGTTGAATATTTGCTGGTTATCCATTTGTCACCTCAACTACTGGCGGCTCCGCTTGAGCTTCAGCCGCTGCTTGTGCAGCTACAGAAGCGTCATACGCAGCTTGCTCTTCATCGGTGTACTCCACTTGAGTGATTTGGCCTGTTTCGCAATTAACTACTGTTCTGTGTGTCATGATTTATCCTTTAACGCAACTCTACCCATGCAACCAAGGTAACGCTATTAGACGCAACCGAGTATGTAGCACCAGATGGAACAATGAAGTATGAATTTATGTTTGTGTTGGTAACCGCCTCTTTTTGGGCAAAGCTCACCACAAGACCAGCAACAGTTGCTTGTAAGTTTCCACCAGAGCTTGTGGAACTTCCCCATGTAGAAACAGCAATAGGTTTGCCTGTGCTGTTGGTATAAGTAGTTCCATATGCTCTACTGCCAGTAACGCTTGTCCATGTTTGACCATCGCCCAATGCAGCAAGTGTCCCTGTTGTGCCTGCTGGGTAAGTTACCCCTACTGTGCCGTCAATTGTGATCGCCATGATTTAGCCCTCGTAGATTATGTTGATTGAACCAGCGTCAAAGGTGTCTGTGCCGTTGACAGTAGTGATGCGGACTTGGGTAAGGACATCTGATAGTGTTTTATTGCCACCAACTAAATAACCAGCTAATCTTGAAGAATCAGTAAGCGTGCCGTGAGCCACCCATGTATTTCCTGTAATGTTCGTAATTATTACTGCGCCATGCAATACATCGGCTGCTAGTGCGGAACGAATTTGTATTCCAGTTGTGCTAGCTCCACTGTTTACTGAAGAGCCGTCGGTTAACTGGATGCCCGACCCTAAATATCCAGTGGCCTCAAAACCGCCAGAATCCCCAAGCTGTATTTGTTTAATACTTGTTCCGCTAGTAGACACTCCACTAAACATCACAGTAATGCGCTCAACCCACGCAGGGATGCCTGTAAAGTCAATGCTTGTACCACTGGTAGAGTTAACAGCGGTAGTTCTTACGATCCTTTGCAACTGCGCCCTAGATGCGGCGCTGTCAGTGGCAAAGAATTGACCATCGTATTCAATTTGCCCAGAGGCTGCCGTTACCAGCGTGTTGGAAGTTAATGCAAGTATTGACATGATTAGCCTTCGTAAAGAATGTTGATTGTTCCAGCGTCAAATGTATCTGTACCGTTAACTGTGGTGATACGGACGCGGTCAAGCGTGGCAGAAGTTGCTTTTGACCCATTAAATAAAGATCCAAAAGCTCCCGTATCTACGCTATTGGATGTGCCAAAACACGACCAAGTATTAGTAGCAGAGTCAATTAATGTAATTTGGATAACCGCCAAATAAGTTCCAGACGCGGCTACTGAATTGTGGATCAAGAAGCCTGCGGTTGATGTTGAATTTACTGCGCCTGATCCACCAATTCTTGACACCACTGAAGAATATCCTGTATTTTCAACTCCGCCAGAGTCACCAATTTGAGCTAACAGATTACTTGTGCCACTTGTACTCACATTACTTAACATCACAGTAATGCGCTTAATCCAACTTGGCAAACTAGTAAAATCAACGCTTGTACCCGACGCAGAAACAGCAGTCCCCAATGTGTTCATTGCGTTTATGCCAGTACCCGCTTGAAGTGTCAGCGTATTAGTTCCAGCAACAGCAGGCGCTGAAACTGTGATTGCTCCGCTGGTATCTCCTGATATAACGACTGATGACATATATTTCCTTTACAGAACAACCCAGCGAGCGCCGCTAGGAATGGTTACAGTGACACTGCTATTAATGGTGATTGGACCAGTAGACATAGCATTGGTTGATGTCGTTAATGTGTAGCTGGTGGTGACAGTTTTGGAGTTCTCATAGAAAACTGTATCAGTACCACCGCCAGTAGCTCCACCGCCAACAGATGCCCAGCCAGTGGTGTATCCCTCGAACTTGCTCAGAGTTGTGTTGTATCGGAGCTGACCCGCTGATGGCGAGCCTGGTCGCTGTGCCGTAGTACCCGACGCGATCTTGATAGCGTCAGTGGCCGTAACATTCAATACGCCTGCGATATTCGCAGTGCCAGGTATTGACAATGTGCCTGCAACCGACAATGTCTTGCCAGAGCCAACATTCAAGCCAACTGATGTACCAGTGCCAGCAGCCGCAAAGACAGCATCCAAGCTATCTAAGTCGGTATTGATTTTTGTACCCCAAGTGTCAGTAGACGCACCAACTTCTGGCTTTGTGAGCAGTAGGTTTGTGGTGGTGGTATCTGCCATTCTTTAATCCCCTTTACGCGGCTTCTTGCCAAGTGATTGAATTGTCTGCTAAATCCGTCCAGTTTTCTGATGTGTCTGAAACTGGCGTCCAACTTTCTGACGAATTGGCAATCGGCGTCCAGCTTTCTGTCGTATCTGACTCAGGCGTCCAAGTCTCTGCGGTATTGGGAATTGCACCCCATCCAAAGCCAATCAGCGTTCCAATAAAACCAAATAGTTCAACGCCACTAATTGACACTTCAACAGAGTTAGCAAAAGTGACTGTACCAACCGCCCCTGTACCCTCAACCCCTGTAATCTCTTGAAAGGTAACGACAGATCCTACTACTGTACCAACATCGCCAGTAGCAGCATTGCCTGTGATGATTGGCGAAACAAATACCGATCTAACAGAGCAAGTGGCTTGATTTCCTGTGATGGCAACAGTTCTGTTGATGCCTACAGTACCGACATTGCCTGTGGCAATGTTCCCATTCTCTTGGATTGATATGTTTTCTAGTAAGTTTCCAACCGCACCAGTAGACTGGTTGCCGCTGATAACGACATTACCTATGCCATAGACGCCCCTGCCGTAATAGCCTGTGCCGTAAGCAGCCATGCCGCTGCCCCAGTTAAGCCAGCCTGATCAGGCCAGTGCTTGCATCATTGGTCGGCATGGTCAGCGTAAATGTCCCAGCAGTCACTGTCTGACTACCAAATGTGTGGACGCTGACTGCCTTATTGGACTGGGTCGAGTTATAGATCAGAACCGCATCAAAGGCTGTTGATAGAGTTACAGCAGAGTATGTGATGCTGGCGCTTGGCGTAACAAACGCTGTAGTTCCGCTAGTGCTTGGAGGTGTGCCAAATGTCACTGTAACGCCGCCTGCGGTGTATCCTGTGCCTGTCACCTCACCTGTGGAGCTATAGGCTGTGGTAGACGCATCTACAGTAGCAGAGGCCAAGTACAAAGCAGCCTTGAAAGTGTCTGCTGTAGTGGCAGCGCGAATAACACCAGTGCCAAAGTTGTGGTGGCCGACAAGCAGCTCACCCTTGAAACTGGTACACATTGCTTGAGTATTTGCCACGATTTATTCCTTAAATTTGTTGGCTGATGCCATCAGCAAAGATGCCGTGCTTGAGCGCCATGTGAACAGATCGATGCACCATCTCACCATCAAGCCAATACTCAACCCAGCTCGTTGTCTCGGTATCGTTCTCTAATGAACCCTCACGCTTCTCAAGCAATGAGTCATCCATCTCGCCCTTGGTGGTGTTGACTATCATCCAAATGTCCTTGCTCTCGACATAATCACGCCGCCTGATGTAGAACCACGATCATCTGCAATCTGCAATTGATCCAGTCCTGCCTGATACAGCGATGACCACACAGGTATTCTCGCATCGTCCTGCAAGTATGGCGCAGCCTGTAATAACGATCCATACAAATAGACATCAGGCGCTTGAGTAAGCAGCCAGTTGGTGGTGTTTGTATTTGATAACTTAGCCAACTTTGCATAGTAGACCAGCTCTGCGGTGTATTCACCATCAGGAATTGGCAACAGTCGGATTTGGCCGCCAACAATACTGAAGTACAAAGGCTTTCCGCTGGACAGATATGTCGTATTCGACAGTGCATCCATCGCATCAATGGTTTGGAATGTCAGGTTGGTAACTGGATTGGTATTGATCTTGATGGCCTTGACCTCCAAGAAGTCATCAGGCACTGTGCCGTACTCAGCAGCCGCCGCAAATGTCGCGTTGGCACGCACAATCATTTGGCGTGTACGCAACTGGCGCTCAATTTGAGCCTCTGCCAGGCTGACAAAGTCTGAGATGGCAGTCGATAAATCAGTGCGGTTTAGCCAGTCACCGACTGATGTCTTCAGCTCTGCATATGTCGTGAGTGCCATTAGGTAACCTTTTCTGTTTCCTCAACTTCACGCATCACCCAAGTATGGTCATGCTTGAATTCAAACATCCCAATGTGGCCTATTTCCTTGCTCACATCGTGATCTATCCATATCTTAAAGCCTGCCTCTTTAGCTTTCTTACAAAAGAAAACATCCTCTCCAATGTAGCCGCGCTTGTCGTGCCGCCAAGGTGTCTCAAACCAAGGCTCTGACAAAGCTGCAAAGACATTGGCCTTGATCAGCATCACGCCCATGCCAACCGATCCAACTTCTTGCAGGCCAGTTGATTCGGGCATCGTATATACCAGCTCACGCTCGCCATTGTCTTTGTAAATCTGTGCAGTTGGTCCTGTAGGCATACGTCTGCGAGCGCAGTTGGTCGCCACAATGTCCAAATCATGTTGCAGCAAACGCTCAATCATGTCGTGTGGAAACCGCATATCTGAATCAATGAAAAGCACATGAGTGCATTTTTCACGCATCGCGTCTAGGCACAATTCAGCTCGCTGATTGGCGATAAGCGTCCCCTGCGATATTTTCAAGCTGATGGCATCATTGGTGTTCAATGTGTGGTTAGCCACCATGTTGACAAGATCATAGGTAAACATGGTGTGAACCATGTCACGCGCTGGTGTGCATACTGCGATGTATTTCATACTTGTCCTGGTCGTACACGAAAAAATCTGTTCTCTGGATCATTAAGCCAACGCTTCATGTATTCCTGATCATCCAGCTTGCCATCTGCTTTGAGCTGTGAATATATAGACATTGGAATGCTGGCAACGCGGTGAAACTCACCCTTCCAGCCGGCACGCTCATCAACCATATTGAACTCTTGCTTGTTCTCTTCAATGATGTCGGTTACATCCTGCTGAGTCTGAATTGTTGCCTCATCAGTCTCATTGTTGTAGTGCCAGTAGCGCGTGATGCCAAGGTCTTTGTCTTCGCTGAATATTCTTTTTTCCATGTAAAAAAGGGGGGATTGCTCCCCCCTCTCCATTTGCTTCGATTAAGAAGTTACCAAGTCTGCTGCCAGACCATGTGCGTTTTCTGCCAATACTTTGTGGCCCCATTCGACCAAAAGCATACGCTTCTCGGCGTCACCAGTCTTTGCCAACTCAACTTGTTGGTAAGGACGCAGCACAGTCATCTTTGCGTACTCAGGATCGATCACCCAAGCGTCACGCTCGCGTTGGAAGCGGTTGGGTACGACCTGAACTTGGCCGAAATCGCTGACGTAGATGTCCGCGGCCCCGATGATGGTTGCAGGACGATCACCGCCGTTGATGTTGTAGCGAGCTGATGCGATGCCAGAGAAACCTGACACGCGTTGCTTGTTGACTGGGCCAACCATCAAAATCTTAGGTGTGCCGCCTTGTGTCCATACCTTTTGAATCACATTCTTAAGAATGGTTTCAGTGAAAGTACGCACAGTGCCGTCAGTGCGAGCTGAGTTAGGCAAGGTGGTGTAGCTAGGATTTGCGCCGTTGGTGGTGTCATAGTCCACGTTGGTCTTGATGAAAGCACCTAAAGAGGCAGTCACGCGAGCTGTGGTGGTGTTACCGGCAACAGCAATACCGCCGTTCAACATCACAAACTCTTGGTCACGCTTCAATTCAGAGCCGCGCTTGGCGATCTGATAGGCCAACTCAGAACGGCGGCCTGCTTTGTTGACAACTTCTTCAGTGTTCGACAAGACAATAGTCTTGCGTGAAATCTGAGCGTAGTTGGTCAAGCGAACAGTAGCTGTCACTGAGTTAAAAGTTACATCATCACCCTCAAGCTGTGCGTTAGCAGCAGCAGAGTCCAATGTATCTGTCTGCCATTCAAACAGAGTATTGGTGACGCTTTCGCGACCAATGTTGGACATATAGGGGGTTTCTTCGGGAGCG